ACGACATTGTTATGCAAGACGGAGCTGCTGTAGGTGGCGTAACTTCCAGAGTAAGAGCTTATGACTTAACTATTAATGACAGAGCTTCTGGAAACTGGAATGCTGGTGCATCTGTTTCTTATAACAGCGGTAGCGGTAGAGACCTTTCACTCACTTTGCTGGATACTGCTATTCAGAAAATTAGAGAGAACGGTGGAGAGCCAAAGCTAATCCTACTAGGTCACGACCAATATTTTAATCTTGAAAGACTGTTAAGCTCTAACCAGCGATACATGGGTCAAGAAGAATATCAAGTAGGTGTTGGTTCAGAAAGAACTTTCCCCGGAACTAGAACTGGGTTGGTTCTAGCTACCTATCAAGGAATTCCAATATTGCCTGACGCAGACACACCTAAGTCAGTCGCAACTAACGACGCAGTTTTGGGTTCAAATGTTTATGTCTTAGACACAGACTACCTAGAAATTGCTGTTGCTCAACCTACACAGTATGTTGAAAACCGAGACTACTTCGCAGCTAATGCGTTAGTAGTAAGAGGTCTACTCTATACTATGGGTGAATTGCGATGCAAGAACATGTTTGTTCAAAGCAAAATCGCAGACCTCAACGCATAATCGGGCAGGTCTACAGCGTAGGGGGCTCTAATGGGCCCCCTACATTGGTATACACATCAAAAATAAATAAAATCGAATTCTAGGTGAATAAAAATGGCTGATACAACTGACCAGATATCCATTGACCTAGCAGTGTACATGGAAAGATTAGATACGTATATAGCCACCCAGTCACAGTTAAATGAAACATTATGCAGTAGGCTGGAAAGTTTAGATTCAGAGCTAGAAGATTTAAGGGATTGGCGAAGTAGGTTTTATGGAGCAAAATCATTAATGTTTTTAATGGGGATACTACTAGCTCACGGAGCAGCCGTGATTGCTAGTATGGTTACAGTATCTTCAATTATGAACGATTAGGAGAAATACGTATGGCAAACGAAAGACATACAGACCAACGAGAATGGGAGATTGATTATTCTACACGTCAATCGGTCCACGCTGTTACTAAATATAGTCCCTTTAGAGAGGCACTTAGTACGACAGCTTCTACTTTATTTACCCCAGCACAAGGCGAAATTGCTACCAACTGGGTACAAAATCCTAGAATTGAAGCTACTGATATAAGTATGTTTACTGCATCAGGTTCAGCCATTTCCCGTAGTACTGCACAACAATCATTAGGGGCTGCATCATTATTGGTGAATCCTGCAAACTCCGCTAATCATGAGGGTTTTTACTGGGAATCTCAAAAAATTCCGTTTAGTTTAAACCCACAATATTTATCTGTGCAAATTGAACACAGGGGAGCTTCGGCTTCAGGCGCAGTTAAAATAGAAATAAAAGATTCAACAAACACGATTCAACATGCAGTATCTGACAGTTCTAACTTAGCGACAAGTTGGACACGACTAACTACCACATATGCTATACCGGGCTCTACTGCTTCGGCATCATATAGATTATATGTAACTACTAATGGTCAACATAACATTAACTATTATGTAGATAAAATTATGTTTGAAGTACGGGAAGATACAACAGCGGTTTCTACTTATTTAGACGGTTCTAGTGGAGTTAACTATGAGTGGACTGGAACAGCTAATGATTCTAGTTCAATTAAAAAACGAGGTATGACTACCATTAAAGGTATGAAAGTCACTAATGAGTCTAGCACAGGTGGTGAAATAGTTTATCTGGCTATAGGTACTACTGCTACTTCGAGTACAGGAATACCTATTGGAGCGGGCGAAGCATTTGAAACAACTATTCCATTAGGATTTACGGACTATGTTTCTGTAATATCCGCATCAGGTACACCCACAATCAGAGGCGTAATCTGGGGGGTTTAAATGACTACAATTGAATCAATAAATAATGATATGTATCAATCAATTACGGGTGATGCAAATATAACAGTTATTGAAAAACAGTTTGGAAGAACTACTGTACAGGATATTTCTAAAGCTTTGAATGAATACGAGCGTTTATTTAAGGCTGGAATAGCGTCAGAGGCAGAAATACTTACTTTATCACGAGCTTATCCTAATTCTAAAGCCTATACTTCCGCTGCGCAAAATATTGCAGAAGAACCAATTGTAGTAGGGGGTCCAGCTAGTGTAGAGTTAATTGATAGAGAGGGACATTTAATTACTACTAATGCTCTTGAAAAAGCATTTGATAAATACATGTCAAACTTTAGAACTCGAAATACTATGGTATTACATTCAGATGTTCAAGTCGGCTGGGCATTACCAGCTTATATAAGTAAAACCGGACAAACTTTTAAATCAGGTGTAGACGATAAAGGTTTATTTTTTGTTACGGAAATTCGTAAAGATACTAAAATTGCGCAAAGAGTATTAGACCAAATTAATGAAGGTAAACTTAAATCATATTCTATTGCAGGTTCAGCTACTAAAACACAAAATATGCAAAAGGGATTAATGCCTTACATGCAAGTTGATGAAATGGAACTTGCGGAAGTAACAGTGTGTGAAAAAGGTGTTAACCAAGCAGCGAACTTTGATATTTTAAAAGGGGATAATGCCGCTACTCATACTTGTACTGATGGAAGTTGTCTAGCACATTTAGAAAAATCTGAGAGTAAAAGTTATGATGTGGAAATTCTTTTTAAAAATAATGGCGATATTGATTTTCTTAATTCTTTTATGGTATGGATGGAAAAAGACGAAGATTTATCTTTAAAACAAAAGAAAGTGTTTGACCAAGTTACTAGAGATTATAATAAATCAATCGTAAAAGAAGACATATTAACTTCGGGAAAAACTTTCGCTACTCTAGAAAACTTTGCTGGAAGGGAAGCAGAACACCATCAACTTTTACGAGAATATGGATTTCCTTCCGAACAACCTCAAGAAGGCATGCGGTATACACCAGTTGTAGAATACGAAACTGATGCAGATGGGATGCCTATTCATATGAAACCACCTTGGTATGTTAATGAAGCGGGTCAAACATTGGGTGAAAGATTGGATGATTCACTCTCAACTTATGTAACCCCTAATGTAACTAAAGCTGAGGATGAAGAAGATGAAGATACTAGTAGATGGGTTCCTGAATGGGAAACTCCACAAGTTGAAAAAGATGCTGATATGATAATGGCTGATTCAAACACGCCTAGCACACCATCTATGGGTTGGTTTGATATGTTAAAAGACGCAACACCATCAGATAAATTTTCAATTTGGCTAGATAAACAAGACGACCTAAATGCGATTACTGCTAGTGCTATGGATAAAGCATATCCAGACTGGCGAACAGATAAAGAGGGATACAAAAACCAATGGGATAACATGAAATCTAATATTACGGAGGGTTACAAGTAACTAAAAATGACAAACATTCTTACTCAAGCACTAAAATTTTTCCACCATCTACCTACGGGAGGTGAGTACCACGAGCCACAAGAGAAAGAATATGAACTTTATAAACATATAGAACATATTGATGAGCCTATCGAGGCTACACATTGTAAGTATTGTGATTACGATAATAGAACTCAACAAGAAAAATATCGAGATAGTCATTTAATATAGAATTAGTTACTTTAACAGTATAATAACTTAGGAGATGTAATTAGTAGTATGTGGTTAATTTAATGTCATATGTAAACGTGAACGTAAGTTAACCGCATACTACTAATTACATCCTTCATAGCACAATAAGAGGAGGACTTTATGGAAGATGCTTTAGACCAAGAGTGTATCTGTAGCGTTGACGGTTTATCCGACCAATGCATATGTGAAGCCGAGAAGGGGTGCAGTTGTCAGGGATGTGGATGTGAAGCGAATGTACCGATAGCACAATGCGGGTGTGGCAACTGGCAGCAATGTGCGATAGAAGAACAAGATAATTAAGGAGAACATTAGATATGATAAGAATACTTACATTAGGTATCCAGTTTTTTATGCTGAATAGTGGACAATCCAAAGCCGGGAAAGGGGTTCTTAACGAAGGCATGGATGTTATAAGCGCCATCGGTAAAGCAATGAAAGACAAAAAGATAACTAACGCAGAGAAAAAAGCTGTAGTGAAAGAGATAAAAGAATTTTCTAAAGCTGCAACCGACCTATTAGATTCCATAGCAATCCCTGAATAATCAGATGACCCTATGGATTTACAAAATCTCAAGCTACCGTTAGGCATAGTATTATTAATTCTAGCTCAAGCATTCGGTGTAATCTGGTATGTAAGTGGGTTAGATGCTAACGTCAAAGTACTAAACACAGCGGTAGCTGAGATTAAATCTTCAATGGATGCGAAAGAAATTGCCATCCTTTCTACAGAACTCTCCCATCTTAAAGAAAAGATGGCAGACGTTGAAACCTTCGACCCTTCCGATATTCATCTAGACGATTTAGATATCCCTTCATTTGATGCCTTATTTGGCGAACTAGACCATATATATCAACGTCTTGACGATATTGAACGGAACGGTGGTGGGGAACTTCCTCAAGATATTTACTGGCAGCTTGATGATTTATGGCGAGAAATTGAGAATAGTTCTCGTGAATGGGAAGAAGTACGTTTTCAATTAGATACATACTACTTCCAAATAGAGGATATAAATATCCGCATACAAGATTTAGAAAGGCGGGTAAACGAATTATTAGACCATAGGTGGAATTAAGATGAAGCTTAATCTTAACTTAGCCACCATTAGCGTACTAGTAGGTTTTGCCACACAGATTGGCGGAGGCGTATGGTATCTATCCCAAATAGATGCTGCTGTTGCCTCTAATTCAACTAGCATACAAAAACTTCAATCTACCTTAGAAGAACAACCCTATGACCATTTAAATGCTACGGTAGAAAGTTTGAATAACCGAGTAAATGAAATCTCAATGACTGACCTACTTACACTTTTCCAAATGTCAGGGGATGAGACTAAAGAAATATCTGACCGACTTTCAGAGCTTGAAAAACTTAACGCCCTGATTGAGCTCAAGCTTGAGATGTTAGCGGTACAAGGAGCAGGAGGTTTATAATGGATATCAAACTCGGTAACCTAAAAGTTTCATTAGCTATCATTATTACCATTGTTGTACAAGCTGCAGGTTTAATATGGTACGTTTCTTCATTAGATAGCCAGATGAAAACTAACGCCACCCAAATCGAAGAACTAAAGGAAGCGCATACTATTAAAATTAATGACTTAGAAACTAGGCATAACATAGCTATCGAAAAGGTAGCATCTGATTTAGAGAAGTATCAAACATTAGATGGAGTCATGCTTTCTCAATTAGAAGAACGACTAGCTGAAACTGAACAAGTTCAACGAGTTATAGATAACGAAATGAGAACTATTATGTCAGACCATTCAGGATTTAATGATGTGCTGAAAGAACTAAACAAAGCTGGGCTTTTACCGTCTGGCGAGAAACGGGAATATGGAGGGTACTATTAATGAATAATTTAAAAATCCCCATAGCTGTCGTAGGCGTTATACTTGTACAGGCATTTGCTGTCATATGGTATATGTCTAACCTAGATGCAACTGTTAAACGACTAGATGATACAGTATCTAATTCGGCTATTGAACGCTTTGGAATCATGGAGACAGAGATAGAAAATCTAAAGGGTCGTTTATTGTCTGAAGGTTCTGCTGAGA